ATTTGAAGTATTCAATGATGAGCTCGGCAAACCACGGCTACGGCTATGGGGCGAGGCATTAAAACTGGCGGAAAAGCTGGGCGTTGCAAATATGCATGTAACGCTGGCAGATGAGCGGCACTATGCTTGTGCCACGGTAATTATTGAAAGTTAAAAATAATACCGTTCTCTTTAAAAAGTAAAACCCCCGAACTGGTAAGGAACGGGGGTTTTACTTTTTAACTTTAATTTTGTGCAGCATGCACCCTCAACAACAGCGATTATGGATCAGTGTACTTATCTTTTACAAGCAACTTGCAATCTTTAGCATAAAAACTCGAGCCTTTACGAAGAAAGCAATATTGATGGAAAGATTAACGTGACCGCCAATTCGTAAGTACATTAAAATTGGCTTCGTTATTGAAGATTTTGCTGTGCTTTACACCATGCCACAGAATTCCCCCATTGAAACGAGTGGTGTCGTCAAAGCTCTGGTGTGGAGTGCAGCATGCACCCTCAATAACTCGCACGTTCAGTTTTGGGGAGATGTAAGGGCTAATCTGAATGGCTGCATTCCTTGTTTAAGGAAAAACGAATGACTGATTGCCGATACCTGATTAAACGGGTCATCAAAATCATCATTGCTGTTTTACAGCTGATCCTTCTGTTCTTATAACACAAGGAAACGTACTTAAGGTGCGTCCGGTGAACCAGTCGGACGCACCTTTAATAACTATAAATAAGTGTCTGGGCAGATACTATATAAATTAACTTAGTGAATGATTATGCTAATGTCATCAATTAAATAAATATAATGGCGTTAAGGCTTCCCAGTAATATAATTAATACTCTACTTCCAGAGTAGAATATTAAATTTTATCCGCGTGGTGCATCAGCACAAATTTATCCCACAACTGTTCTTCTGTCTCGACATGCGCCGGATCTTTCACAATAGTATTGGGGATCGGGCACACCTTCTGGCAGGTTGGTGTCTCGTAGTGCCCTACGCATTCGGTACACTTATCGCTGTTAATCTCGTAGATATGATCTCCCATTGAAATCGCCTCATTCGGGCATTCGGGTTCACACATATCACAATTAATACAGCGTTTAGTAATTAGTAAAGACATTTCAATGAATTACCATTAAATTATTTTAAAATCAGTAAGTTGTATCGAGTTTGTATGCTTTACTGTCATTCACTTACTGTATGTTGATCCAGTGTATTTAACCTTGATAAACTCAGTCCAGCAACACAAAACCGCAACACATTGCATTTTGTCCCGTAGAAAAGACTTGTATGTGTGAGCTTGTTTTCTGCGCCTACGCAGATAAGGATTGAGAATGCCGCGCACTGTAACACATAATCCGGATAGCCCCAATAATGACGATGTTTTAGCCGCATCTGAAAAATGGGACGCCTGTAAACCCCCCTATACCAGCGCACACATGAAAATCTGTGTTGCTGCCGCCAAAATCATCCTCGCTGCTTCCGGCGTGGCTCGCCGTTCCAAATACGAAAAAGAGAACTATCTCCGTATCGATTTCAGCAAAGCCGGTAAGGTTACATTTTACGCCGAGTTTCCAAAAAAGATGGGCCTCAAAGGTAAAAAGCTCGGCGAGTGGCCGGAGCTCGCTATCCAGCTGGCGCGCGAAAAAGCACTAGGTATGGCTGACGGTGGACTGCGGGCGGAGTCCGTACATGCAGCGCTGGAAATGTACCGGGATGACCTCAAAGCTAAAGTAGCCCGGCAGAAGCTGAGCCCGGACAGTTTCACAACCTACGGGGTGCGTATCGACCGGATTAAAGCCACGTTCGGCGAGCGCGAGGTGTTCAGCGACGTAACATACAATCGGCTGGTGGAAGTGCTGGACGAGTGGATCGCCACTCGCTCGAACAATAACGCCCTGGAGTTGTTTGCCGAGCTCCGTCGGTTCTGGAAGTTCTGCGCACCTACTCTTTGCAATGGCCGCAATGTTGCCGCCAGTCTGCCAGATGATTATGTTTCCTCCCGCGTACAGAAACCCACCCCCACACGGCTTTTTACCGATATTGAGTCAATCGCCCGGCTCTGGCTCAATGTTGCCGCCTGCACCTCTGTACACCAGAAGAATGCTGTTCGCTTCATGATCATCACCGGCGTTCGTCCGATTAATGTCCATAACCTGCGCTGGGACTACGTTCAGGAGGAGACTGGCGAAATTGTTTATCCTGAAGGGGTTATCGGCATGCGAGGGGCTATGAAAACACAAAAGGCTTTCCGCCTGCCAATAACGCCGGAGATCCGGCGGATTATCGACGAGCAGAAAGCATGGCGTGATTCAGTTCCTGAGTGCAACAGGGATTATGTATTTTTGCAGCCGCGTGATCCAATGCAGCCATTTTCAAAACGATCACTGGATAAGCTAGTGAAAACATACAGCCCGGATGGGGCTGTAAAAGGAATAAAACATGATGGGACTGTTAAAGGGAAAGACGGTGCATTTAATACGATGTGCCGTAAATTCTTTAAGAGCAATGTTATTGCCTTGATGAAGGAAAGAGGCTATTCCCGATCAGACCGAAGGGAAATCAGCCTCCTTTGCCTTCACCACTCCAGCAAGTCAGATGACCCGATGGCAGAACATTACGACTTTTCTGATGAGATTTTGCAGGAAGATATTGCGTTGAAGCGCGAAGCTTTCGAGGCTCACGAGCGGAGCATACTTGCGCAGGTTGCATTGCTACGGCGGCGAGGTTAATACTGGCTGCGACACTTTTGAATAAAAGCGTCGACATTTCGGCGCTCATAACGAACTACTTTTGCACTGAAACGAATTGGAGCCAGGATAGCCCGATGACGATGCTTAATATTCCACTCACATAGCGTTTTCTGTGTAATACCTAACTTTTGGCATACTTCATCCGGGGTGAGTAAATCGTCGGGTTTCTCGCTCATGCTATACCTCTCTTTTTCATGGCATCGAGCAGGATGTCCTGCACTGTTCGTTTTGAGTTGCGCCGCTCCATCACCATTTCGTCCATAGTGTCGGCGGCGATAATGTGGTGAATGAACACCGGGCGGTTGTGTCCGGCCTGAATCTGCCGGGTTGGCCCGATGCGTTCAATAATTTGCTGATATTGCTCCAGGTCCCACCAGTGTGAGAAAAATACCAGTATATTTCCGCCGTCCTGCATGTTCAGGCCGTGGCCCGCGTTGGCTGGGTGTGCAAAGAGAACAGGAATCTTTCCGGAATTCCAGTCGCGCAGTGTCTGTGGATCCTGGTCGAGGTGACGACCGCGAGGGAATGCTTTAAGCAAGCGTTCAAGATCGTGTTTCCAGTGATAAGCAACCAGCACAGGTGCGCCAGCTGCTTCGGTCAGTATGCTGTCCAGCGCCTGTAGTTTGGTGTCATGCAGTTCTGACCAACTTCCGGTGTCGTCTGTGTATACTGCGCCACTGGCGATTTGAAGACATTTCAGTGTCTTTGCCGCGGCGTTAGGTGCTTCGATGCCTTCGCCATTCAGCTCGAGGAACATTTCCTTTTCCATTTCACGATACTGCTGACGGGCCTTCGGCGGCATATCCACGCGGATTACGTTATGGATGGGGGCTTTGATATCGAACCAGTCGGCCGCATCCAGCGAGAGGGTCACATCGGCTAATGCTCGCTGTATTTCACCCTGTGAGTGAGCAAAAGGCTCCAGTTTAGTCCAGCTCTGTCCCGGAAACTGTATCGAATTAAACCAGCGTGAGGTAAACGCGCCGTAAGTGCGCCCGAGACGTTGCCCCTGGTCCACAAACCACGATTGTCCCCACAAATCTACCAGGCCGTTCGGTGCTGGCGTACCGGTGAGATTTATCCAGCGCCGGACATACTTGTGCGCCACTTTGCCCAGCGCCGCCGCGCGCTTACCACCACCTCGCAGCCGGAAGGATTTTAGCCGGGTGCTTTCATCTGGAATGACAGTACCGAACGGCCATCGTTCTCCCAATTCTTCAACCAGCCAGACAAGGTTATCGTAGTTGATGGTGAACACGCTCGCGTTGCTGTTCGCCAGCGCCGTAGAGCGCGCTTTGGCGTTACCAAC